GGGTTGCTGGCCCTCTGAGTGCCCCACCTCCCCCCCCTACCAACCGCCGCAGCAGCCGCATTTGATTTTGTTCGCAAAGATGCTCACACCGCTGTGCTTACCGTTCTGCTCTCTACGCTTTATCTCTGACTGGACGAAATCAAACAAGTCCGGCGGGATAATCGGCTCGTGGTGCTCTTCCACATAATACTGCGGAATCTCGCCCGTATTCTTCCGTCGCGTCTTATCGAGGAAGTCCGCCGTATACTCTTTCTGGATCAGCGCATCGCCACGGTACTTCTCGTTGGTAAGAATGGAGCGCACCGTGGAAATGTACCACTTGTCCTTTCCTGACGGGGATTTGATGCCCCTTTTCTCCAGTTCCTTCGTAATGGCATAAAAGGATCGCCCGCCAAGGAAGAGTTTGTAGATGAGCTTCACCACTTTCGCCTGTTCCAGATTTATCTTGAAGTCCTTGTCATAGCCGAGGAATGCACTGTAGCCCACACTTGTTTTGCCCTCGGCGAACTGCTTCCGCTTGCCCCATGTGGTGTTCTCCGAGATGCTGCGGCTCTCCTCCTGAGCGAGGCTCGACATAATCGTGATAAGGAGTTCTCCGCATGTGTCGAACGTCCAGATGTTCTCTTTTTCAAAGTAAATCTCTACACCGTTTTCCTTGAGCTTGCGGACGTTTTGCAGAGAGTCCACGGTGTTTCTTGCAAAGCGACTGACGGATTTTGTGATGATAAGGTCAATCTTGCCGGCAAGGGCATCCTCGATCATCTGATTGAAGCCGTCACGCTTCTTTGTATTGGTTCCACTTATCCCTTCGTCCGAATACATGCCGACGAAATCCCAGTCTGCACGGCTCTCGATGTAGTTCTTGTAATGTGCCATCTGCATTTCGTAACTGGAAGCCTGTTCTTCATGGTCGGTGGAAACTCTGGCATACCCTGCCGTTCTGCGCCGCCTTGGTTCTGCCGTAACCTCAGAGCGAAAGATTTTAGGACTTGCAGGGATTACCCGCACTATCTCGCCTCCTTCTTACTTATACCACATACAACCATGTACGGCCGCATTCTTATAACGGCTATCGTACGCCATTCGAAGCGAGGTATTCGACATAAGTTTATTGGACACTCGTGTTACAAAAACGCTTGACAACAACAGTGCGGTCTACGGATATGGGTCTGATCTCCATAACGGTCATACGATGATGGGCGCAGCAGTCGGACTCCGTGGTTCGATTGATACCGTCTCCTATGATGTCTTTGCGGCAATGCCCATAAGAAAACCCGAGGGATTCCACACGTCGGATGTGACGAGCGGATTCTCCCTCGGGGTGAAATTCTAAATAGGTCTGATAGAGGGGCATCGCCCCTCTTTTATTGTTTTATCATGCACTAGTCAACAAAAACTGGACACAAACATCTAAAAATTATTCGTGGAATCTTGAATGCCATACAGTTCCATCGAAGATATGATACACAGAATGCGGATAGCATCTTCAAACATCACCTGCGGTGGTCTGGGCAGCATATTCTTGCTTGGGCGAAAACCGTTCCCGATACTGCTTTGGCGTGAGGTACCCAAGTGTGTACGCCGGTCGTTCTTCGTTAAAGAAACGGATGTAATCCGATACCTGTTTCGGGACGTTCTCCGATGAGGTAATATGGAAATCCGTAAAGAGTTCGGCCTTGATCCAGCCATTGATGGATTCCATAGCGGCATTATCGGTTGGTGTGCCGGCTCTGGACATTGACCTTGTAATGTTGTACATGGGCAAGAGTTCGTTATAGCTCTTGGATGCATAGACAGAACCTTGATCGCTGTGCAGGATAAGTTTGTATTCTGGATACTGCTTCTTGAACGCAAGCACATCCTGTAAGCCGGCAAGATAGGTCATGCGGTCTCCACGTCTCGATGAAAGCGCGTGAGCGATGAGTTCGTCATTCCACAGATCCATGTATAGTGTGAGCTCGTAGTATGTGCCCTTCACATAAAAGATGGTCATATCGCTCACAATACACTCCATAGGGCCTTGGATGTCGATTCCTGCGAGCAGCAGGTTCGGATAGATTCTAAACGGATCCCCGGGTTTCTTGTATTTGTAGTGTTTGGAAACACTCTTGATTCCTGCCATCTTGCAACATTTATGGGCATATGGGTCGGAAAAGATGATTCCCTTATCCAGTCTGATTTTGGCGTTCAGCCAACGGTACCCGTGAGAGGGAAAACGTATATGGTATTCCTGAAACAACAGGATACTCTGTACAAGTCGCTTCTTCTGCTTAGACGGATGTTCCACACTCTTTTTCCAGTGGTAGAAGCTGCTGCGCGGGATGCCGATTCTTTCGCAGAGCAGCTGAACGGGAAATTGACCGGAAAGCTCCATCACTACTTGGTACTCTTTCTGCCGATAGGAATGAACTTCTTGTGCACACCAACTCCTTCCACCAGATAGCCTTTTTTTAAGCGTGCCTCCGTGATTTTCGCCATCACGAGGGCATCGATCAGTTCTTCTTTTGTCATGGATTGGAGTTCTTCCAGCCCCGTTGGAGCCGGCGCAGATCTTGTTTTGGCAAGGCCACAGATATGTTGTGCGCCCTTTCGCGGCGGAAGATGGCTGACATCGCGGTACAGCCGCATGTAATTGCGTGCGGTCTCCAGTTTTGTCCGATCATTTTGCAGATAACCTTCTTTCTTCTTCCAAGCACGAAGAGCTTCTCGCAGCTTTTTGAGTTCTCCTCCCTTGGTGTACTTCATGTGATACCCACCTGTCTACATTGGGAGAGATGTTGTTCACTGCTTGTTATCCTGTGCACAGGATACTGCAAGCTGTGTCCATTTTCTACCCCCTCTGTGTCCAGTTTTAGTTTACCACTCCAATCAACATAAAGTTTAAGCTATATCTGCTCATCTAAGGTGTCAAAATCCAGACTCACAAAAATACTCGTGAAACCAGTTCCCATATAGCTTCATAAACTCTCACATTTTTTCTTTTGAGAGTGTCTCAGGGGGGTCAAACGGTTTGCCCCCCCCTGCCAGTAGGTCGAGTTCCCATCAAATAAAAAATCAGTGAACATCGTCAAAAAACGAATAACTTCCAGAGCAGAAAACCTCTGAAATCCTTTGTAAACTAGGGATTCACGTCGCATAGAACCGATTACCTTTGTATCATTTTCACGCATAAAACATCTCCGCGCGTGTTGAACGTCCAAACGTTCTCTTTTTCGAAGTAAATCTCTACACCGTTTTCCTTGAGCTTGCGGACGTTCTGCAGCGAATCTACTGTGTTTCTTGCAAATCGGCTGACGGACTTTGTAATGCCGATGGCATTCTTTGCCATAGCGATGGGAGAATAGCCGACAAGTCCGTCAAAGCCGAGTCCCGGAATGTGGAGCACATCTTCACGACGCAGACGAATCTGCCCCTTGTCCGCAAAGTTCGGATTCTCCTCCGTGCTTCTCGTGTAGGTGTAGTAAAGTTCACCTGTCCGACTGTCACGGCTGACCTCCATTTTGTCCGGGAGGAGCGGATAGAGACCAAGGACACGCCCCCTGCCATCCCGCAAAATTTGTGCATAGGCATTTCCCCACAGGAGGAGATGCGCCATAAGCGTCTCACGAAAGACGAAACTCGTCATTTCGGAATTCGGCGCATCGTGGAGCAGAAAGTATAGCGGATGCTCCGGCACACGCTCTTTGCCCTGTCCTTTGTAGGCATAGACGTGAAGCGGCAGCCCTGCGATGGATTCGGCGAGGATGCGCACACGAACGTAGACTGCCGTTGTCTGCATCGCAGTTCACTCGTTGACCGCCTTGCCCGCCGCTGTCTGTCCAAACAAAAAGGACAAGCCGCCAAGATGATTGTAAGGCTTGTCCCGTGAACGGGAGAGTTTGCTGAATAGGTTCATATGGATTCTCCTTGCACGATGATAGCTTTTATGCTATCATCAAAGTGTCTTTAATAGGGAGTAAAATATGTATCGAATTGAGTTCTACGAGAAAAGAAACGGGACATCCGACGTATGGAATTTTCTCGAGGAGTTACGTGAAAAAAGCAAGACGAACAAAGATGCGCGGATTCAATATGATCAGATCATCTTTTACATCGACCTTTTGGCACGCAACGGAACGAGATTGCCGAGCAAGATCACAAAATATCTGGAAGATGATATATGGGAGCTTCGCCCTGGAAACAACCGCATCTTCTACTTTTATTACGAAGATGGTCAATACGTTCTGCTGCACCACTTTCGGAAGAAAAGTATAAAGACACCGCCGCGCGAACTTGCCCGTGCAAAAGAAGCACGAAACGATTACCTTCGTCAGCAAAAGGAGCGAGGAAAATGAAAACATGGGAAGATTACAAGAATCATGTAAAATCCATTGATACAGAGAGCCGTCGAAGTATGGAGGAGATTGAAGAAATTGCAGCTATTGTTTCTTCGATGATTGAGCGGCGCACCGCCCTCGGTATCAGTCAGAGAACACTGGCGCAGCGCTGCGGTTTGCCCCAGTCCTCCGTCGCACGCATCGAATCTTTCAAAACGACACCAAAAATCGACACCCTGCTCAAGCTCATGCAGCCGCTTGGATTGAAACTTCAAGTTGCTGCACTGTGAGCCGAACCTCGAATCACAGCAACAAAATTCCTCGCTCGTCATAGAGGGATGCGGAGATATCAT